TTCAGATTAATACTAACAGAATTATGCATAATATCAGCATCGTTTTCGCCAGTAAAGACAAAACCAGCCCCACCCATATCAGCAGCAAACTGATAGATTTCATCAAAAGGCTCAATGTATTGATAAGGAACTGAATTATAGAAATTACCTCTGTCACCTTTGAACTCCAGGCAACGGCGAACGAAGTCTACATCCCTCAAGTCTCCTTGGACAAACTCATCAGCAGCAGTCACAGAAAACTCGGGGTACTTGAGGTCAACACCACGAACCCAATATCCCTCGGATTTGAGGCGTTTTACCATATGACTTCCAATGAAGCCACCAGCACCAAGTACAAGTGCCTTTTTAATGTATTCACTCATGATAAAGGAGTAATTATATCATAGTATATATTATACTTTATTTCAGAGCATTTGACCAGTATCTGCGAACCAAAGGTGATCTAGACTAGAGTTTTCAAGAAGAGATACTGCTTGTTCGGGAGTCTCTACCAGAGGATCACCTGCAAGATTTAGACTAGTGTTCAGTAAAATACCATACCCAGATAATTCTTTAAACTCTTTCAAAAGTTCATAGAGATATCCACTAGAAACAGTCTGAACTCTGCACGTTTTATCTACATGAGTAACCCCAGGAATCATAAGACCTAAACCTTTATTAACTGGGAAGCACATGGTCATATATTCATTGGGAATCACATTATCAAAGAAGAGATGAGCATCTTCTTCCAATACAACTGCAGCAAAAGGTCTATACCATTCTCTCTTTTTGATCTTATTGACGATTTCTTTTGCCTTTCTATTCAATGGATTGAACAGAATTGATCTATTACCTAATGCACGTTGACCTGCTTCTGCAAGGCCCCTATAGACTGCAACAGACTTATCACTATAAAGAAGTTTTGCGATATCCTTTAAATTCTTCTTCTCGCCCACATAGTTGTTTTCATAAACTTCTCCATGTAAAAATGTAGTTCCTAGTGGTTCTGGAAGTCCACCACAGGGGCAATCAGTGAAATCAATTTCTTCTAGGAAATAATGATTCACTGCATATCCAATTGATAGTCCACTATCACCACACATGGGTTCAAAGTAAAAATCAACGTCTGGAAATCTTTGAGTCAGGTAGTAATTAGCAACCACATTCATTGCATATCCACCAGTTATACAAACTTTCTTTATATCTGTTGAGGCCACAGCACTCGCAACAAGATCGCCCATTGCCTTTTCTGTTTGTCTCTGCGTCTCGTAGCAAAAATCCGCATACTTCTTATGATTCGCATTAGTTATCTCCTTCGCAATGTCACCATCATAGTGTTCAAATGCACTTTCATTATTAAAACTATTGCCTTTCAAAAAGAACTTATACTTTGACGTTGGTTCACCATAAGCAGCGAGTGCCATCGCTTTACCACAATCATCGTTAGTTCCACCAATATATTTTGCAGCAATATCATAAAAAGATCCTAAACCAAAATTATTCTTATGAGAATATTGTGTTTTAATCTTTTCAAATTTTCTACCACTATCTACGCCTTCTTCGGGGACATATCTAATAACACTTTTATATACTCTCGAAGGTCGTTTCTTACCATCATAAACATAAATGCTTTCAGATTCTACAAGATCATTCTTTTGTTTATTTACATGATCACCTTGAGAATCTACAACTACTACAATACACTTATCAAAACCACTATTCCAATATGCAAGGTCTGCATGATATTGGTGATGACCTTTAACAGGCATAACATCTGCACCAAGCTTTCCACCCCATTCAAAACCATGAACATCAAATGGATAATATTTTGCAATGAGATCTAAAATTTCTTTTTCTCCACTAACCAAAAAATAATCAATATCTTCTGGTAAACTACCTAAGAATTCAGGTAATATTGAATAGATATCTCTATCATGTTTCTTACCAGTAACTCTCTCTGTCAGAATATATTTTTCTACTTTACCATCATGATAGACACAGGCATTTGAGTCGTGACCTGCATGAATTGCTACTATCCTCATTGCATTAAAAAAGAGAGTCCTGTGACTCTCTTATTTAGGTCTTTACATGCACGCCACTTGTTCTTTTACAGGAAACAAGAAACCTGGCGGGAGTTATCCCATCCGCACCAGGGTAAGTTTATCGTCATTCCAGGACTCTAATCCCATGGATTAATTATCATGGATGTTCTCTTTCCTCCAAACTCTTCAACACAATGTTCTTTTCCAGGAGGAATCAAAACAAGTCGATTATTTTGGGGAGGAATCTTCATGTCTTCAACATAAAGACATCCACCAGTTAGATACTGGACATTTACGTAATAGATTATTGAACATAGAGGGAATTTTAATTCTCCTGTTTGTTCTTCAAGAATCTCATCCTTGTCAAAATGCCATCCACCATTTGGACCTTTTGATTCTGGTTTGGTATTGTGTTGACACCACAATTCATATCCAACACATTTGGATAGATCAAAATAATTTGAGGCATAATTCAATAGATGCAAACACATGTCACTACGACTATGTGTTTCACCTACAGAATAATAGTGAATACAACAATTTTCTTCGGTATAAGTATCAAAAAAATACTTTTGAAAACTTTCAAACTTAGTTTTTGGAAGAAAGTTATTTACAACAATTATATGATCTTGTGACATCACTCACATAATAAAAAAAGAAATTAATCAATTTCCAGAATCAGCAACGGGATTATTGGTGGTAAATCCATCATATCGACACACGATAACATCAATGTATTTAACGTTAAGACTATGAGTTGTTTGAAGAGGACCTTTGACTGTTTGATAACTACTAGGATGTTTATGCTGGCCGCCACCACCTTTGCTACCTGTTGTACCCTGACCCATATCAGCACGTTGTCCGCCCTGATTACTAGGAGTGTTAGCTGAAACACCATCACCACTACCAGCATTAGGCATATTGTGGGTATGTGATGGTATCTGAGGGGTACTAAGGGTGTGATTACCTACATTCAATCCCGTAATTGTACTCTGAATTGTGTATGATTTCTGGTGAACTTTAAAAGCCTCAGTAAAAACTTTTCCAGTTTGAGTGGAAGTAACGAAGGTACCTTCACTCATAATTCTCAATGCAGCATTTTTGTATGCATTTCCAGTAATTTTTGTCCAACCAGTAGGAGCAGTTGCTTGGTGAATAAGAAACTTCGTTCCATCAGGAATAATATCGTACAGAGATTGCATTCGACTTCCATCTTGAAAGTCAATTCCCTGTTGTCTAATACGAAAGAGAGCCATTACTGAAATCTAACTTATTCTTTTTCTATTTATAGGGTCGTTTGACTCCACCACCTAGTTTTAAGAACTAGGAAACTTAGTTGAAACTTGCGATAATAACATCGGTATACTTTACTCTCAAGTCCATAGAGGTAGCTAGGTTACCACCAGCGGAAAATCCATTACGACCATGAGAGTGTTGTCCGTTACCACCTCTGCCACCAGTATTCTGTCCGTTAGTGGTATAAATTCCAGGAACACTACTATTTGGTGTACCACCATGGAAAGCTCTAGACGCATTAGGTCTTTGGTATGGGTGGTTATGAGAAGGAATTTGAGGTGTAGATAGTGTATGGTTTTGAACGTTACCGCCGTTTACCGAAACACTAACTCCACTCTGAATGTTTCTTTGAGCAAAAGAACTGGTGAAAGCTTGGTTTCCACCAGTACCCACATTACCAGTAACAATTCTACAGCCTGAATTGTTATAGGTACCACTAGTTTGTTTAGTCCAACCACTTGGTGCTGAACTTTGACGAAACAACATTTGAGTACCCTGAGGTATGATACCATACTTAGAGTTCAAACTTGTGTTATCACTAAACTGAATACCAGAGTTGGTTAAGACTGCCGCCATGTTATTACAATGATAACTTCTTTATCTTCAGTTATTTAGTAAACCAAAGAAAGGGAAAGGGGGGATCCCGACCAGGGCTAGTTTCTAGACGATACCGAGTCTTTGATGTAACAAGGTACACCTTCAGGATCTAACCATTTGGTGTACTCGAAATCATCAATCGCAGTCAAAAGTTGCATCTGATTATCAAGGAGATACATGTCAGTGTACCTCTTAGTATAATGATGGGCTTTTTGAATACGATAGTCAGGGAACCCATTTTCTAGGGTTCCACATTCCACGTAACGATACGGAAAACGCTCTAGGAGAATTTTCACGACACCTCCACTGATTCAAGATCATTATAAATGTGTTCCATCATGATTTCATAATCGTCAAGTGGATCACCAGAGAAGACTACACCATTGTTTTCATAATAACGGCGTACCTTTTTGAAAAGTTTCGGATTCTTTACATCAAGGAAAATATCACCTTCCGCGGCGGCACGGAGTGTTTGAATGTCTTTCTTGAACTTAGTTGCGATTGTCATCGTCCTGTGTGGTTGACCTCTATATTATAAGGGGTTAGGGGTGATCCGTCAAGAAGCTTCGTTGTTTTGTTCGGTGTAAATGCGGAGAAGTTCGTCATCTGCAGGAACCATTACGCATCTCTCTCCAGTCTCTTTATTTTCTATACCTATTGTCTCTCCGTTCTCCACTCTCTCCATCAATTCGTCCCAGTTCTCTTGCCAATACTCCACTGAATACACTTCCATCGGTTGAAGATTATTTATAAAATCTAAAATCGGGTCTACAGGATTTGAACCTGTGGCCTCTGCTTCCCAAAAGCAGCGTTCTACCAAACTGAACTAAGACCCGAGGTGGCAGTTCCTATCGCCGCTAACCCTGAACTACCAAGGGGGTCACCGCAGTTGATCTCTCAACCATAGCATTATACTATTTTTCAAACCACTTGTCAAATGGTTTATTAAATGGTTCCCAATGTTCCCAACCATACTTGTGAACTAAATCCATACCAATGATAGGAACCACTACCAATGCGAGAGACAGGATACCTATCCCCCATGGACTTTCCATAGTATGTCTAACAAACAATTGGACGTGGTGGATCATTTTAATACCTTGTGTGCAGTACCATCACCATCATACTTGTCAGTATCATAGTAACCACCTTTAGTTCCAAAGAATAATGTCACTAGACAAAATGGAACACATGCGTATAAAAGAACGTTTGCTAGAATCATTTGAAAAATACCTTGAATCCGAAAGATGTTCTACCATCTTCGATTGATTTTACACTGGCAAGATGTTCGGCGTAGACCTTAAAATCATCACCATATTCCACACCTAACGATACCAGTGGTCCTTCAAACCGATCATTACTATCAAAATCAGAATTGTTAATGCTGATCCCAGAGTAAAGAGTAAAGTCATTGATTGGTGCGAGAAGTTTAACTCCAGCATGATTTACTCCTGGGTGATCATTACATTGCATCGGTGACGAGAGATGCTCTGCAAACAATCTGACATTTGTATGAATATCATATTCAAGACCAAAAGAACCCATTGGTTCCTCAAAGTCTATTTGTGCATTATTGTCCCAAGGATCAGCGTTAAGTGAAACGTAAGTTCTAACTGATTCGGGAGTCACTTCACCAACAATCATTGTTGCAGCAGTTGCTAACAACGTATTCATTCCAATGCAAATACTCATCTTACGTCATGTCCTCCAAACATAGCACGCATACCATTCAGAACCTTGGCTGCGAAAGCACCAAGACGGCGCGACTCAAAACGCGACCAAAGCGCACTACTGATGACAGGAGAGGGTACCCCAAGGTCCACAGCAGCGTGAACAGTCCAACGTCCCTCGCCAGAATCGGAGACACCCCCAGCGAAAGCATCAAGCTCTCGGTCGCGGCGTAATACATCCGCAGTAAGGTCAAGTAACCAAGAACCAACAACACTACCGCGGCGCCAACACTCAGCCACTTTAGCAACGTTAATGTCATAACAATAGTCTTCTGGACAATCCATTGGAGCGACTTCTGCATCACCCTCTTTAACGTACTTGCTCCCAGCATTAGCCTCATGCAGGATATTAAATCCTTCGGCGTATGCTTGCATAATTCCGTATTCGATTCCATTGTGAACCATCTTCACGAAGTGACCTGCACCTGGGGCGCCTGCATGAATCCATCCAAATTCTTCTGGGTACCAAGTGAAGTTGTCTCTGTCACTTGTTCGTGGGGCAGCACTGATGCCTGGTGCGAGGGCGTCGAATAGAGGGCGGCATACGCCGACTGCTTGATCTCTGCCTCCAACCATAAGACAGTATCCACGCTCCAAGCCGTAGACACCACCACTAGTACCACAATCAATATATTGGATGCCCAATTTCTCCAGGGACTCTGCTCTGCGGCGCGAGTCCTTAAAATTGGAATTGCCATGATCAATAACAATATCTCCATCACTAAGTAATGGTAATAACTCATTGATAGTCTCCTGTACGAGTTCTGCAGGGATAACAAGTTGGAAGATTCCAGGTACTTGACCCGCAGATCCGCCGTCTTTGACTACTTGAACAAGGCTTTCCAGAGAATCTGCAGCTGCAGTAATATACCCACTCTTTGCTGCTTCTTGTGCCTTGGCATAGTTTCGTCTGTAACCATAAACTTCGATGTTTCCTCGGTCCATCATTCGACGGGACATTCCTTCGCCCATCCGTCCGAGTCCGATTAGTCCTACTTTCATTGTTTTCCTTCGTTGATAAAATATTCTGGTAAAGGACATCCTTTGAAATTGTTTATCTCATTTACTGATAAGACAAACATAGTCACAAATCCAAGGCAGAAAGCAAAAAGCATCTGAGGAAAGTTATAGTTCCCCATATACGCAGTAGGATCAGGTTCGTCATCATGCGGATGCATGTGTCTTGCGATCTCTTCTATTTTCTTTTTGCGTTCTTCCTCGGATTGTTTTTTCATGTTACCCTCGGTATCTACCTGGCCATGTTAGATGCATACTAGTAGTTAGAAAGGTAATGAAAAGAAATACAAATAATGTTTCCATTTCCTAATTTAACCTCAGTGGGAAGTCCCAGTTAGTGATTTGGTCTAGTTTGTACCAAGGTCCCCATAGTCCATCATGATAGATATAAGGTTTGGTCCTGATACGACATTGATCTCCAGTACAAAGGAGATCGTCAACAATTCTCCAAGATTCTAACACTTCATCAGAATGAACAAAGTGTGATTGATCACCAGTAATTGCATCATTCAGAAGTCGAACATAACCATCTACAGCTCTATCTTTTGGATAGTGATACTGCAGTGTTGCAGGTTCAACTCTATCGTCAAGTCCAGGAGACTTGATATCGATTCTCATATCCAAGTGAGGATCAGGTTGGAATCGCATTACGATTCTGTCATTACACTCATGACCTTCAAATAGTGTTTGCGGTGGTGACTTAAATTTAACCACAACCTCAACACAAGATACTGGCATTTTCTTACCAGTCATGAAGTGGAAAGGAACACCCTCCCATCTCCAGTTGTCAATGAATAGATTACCAGCAACGAATGTTGGAGTGGTACTATTCTCGTCAACACCATCCTCGTCTCTATACGATTGATATTGACCAAGGACCATTTCATCACCAAGTCTGGTCGCAGCAAGAACTTTAGTTTTCTCTCTGCGAATCTCCTTTGCATCGTTCTTACAAGGAGGTTCCATTGCAATTAACGCAAGAACTTGAAGCAGATGATTCTGCAACATGTCCCTCACTGCACCAGAAGTTTCATAGTATTGAGCACGACCTTCACAACCGATAGTTTCAGTTGCAAAGACTTGAACTTCTTCTATGTACTGACGATTCCAAAGTGGTTCAAGAAGAATATTACTGAAACGAGTAGCAAGGATGTTATTGACAGTATCTTTACCAAGATAATGGTCAATGCGATATACTTGTTTCTCGCGTAAATGCCTGCCCACCACTGACTGTAGATTATCAGCAGATTTATAATCGTGCCCAAAGGGTTTTTCGATAACCAATCTGGACCTTTCGGGATCATCGAGAGCACCCGATCCTTTAAGGTTGACAATTGCATTTGCATACCTCTCTGGTGGAACTGAAAGGAAATAAGTTGTATCGTATTCCTTTAGATAATCCAGTTTCTGTAATGTATCTGGGTTATCCAGATCAGTAGAAACGTAATCAAGCATTTGCAAAAAATCCTCGGGGTAGTCCCCGAGGCTATCAGTCCAGGACTTGGTACCTGGGTCTCTCCGAGAAGATCCTACAATCAGGAAATTCTCTGGAAGTAAGTCTCTTTGAAATAATTCATGAAGTGCAGGAATGAGTTTTCTCTTACAGAGATCTCCTGTTGCACCGAAAATTACAATAGCTTTCATCTGTATTGACATGGAACGTAATCTTCAAAACCAATTCTCAAATCATCTAACATCTTCCCATACTCTCTGAACATTCTATCTCCTGCAATATATTGTCTCTGTCTCATCCATACTGCATCGATTAACAATCGACGTTGACTATCAGAGAGATCTGTGAAGCAGAATTGTGACATGGTTTTTTCCTCGTCTGTCTTATTTAATGTATCCGTTTTCTTCAAGCCATTCGCGTGTCATAGGTGTGGGTTCATAATCAGTCCACATGGTACCACGAGCACATGACTCAAGTGCTTCCATTGTCATATTTTCGGTCTTACCTGCCCACATCGCTTCCTTTTCCCAAGGAATTGCTGAAGGTGTAAGTGCATATGTACGTTTTGCCATCTCCTGCCAGATCATGGGAACGTCTTCTTCGTTCTTAATGATAGCAATCAGACTATTTTCAATAGTTCCCGCCATACAATCTTGAGCAGCGTGCCATCCCTCATGACGCATGACACTCATCAGTGTACCAGGTCGATCCATGTATCGTTTGTTTAGATAAAAGTTATTACTAACAGTATGGTAAACACCACGATGAGTACGAGGGAAATACTTTTCGTTTGCTAAAAACACCCCGACTCCGATCTTATCAAAGGCAACGAGCATTCTGTTGAATTCGTCAGCAACAAAATCAAAATCACTATCGGGATACTCGTCAGCAATACTAGCGATACTTTCGACTTTATCCACTCCATCTTTGCATTCTCGTAGGATCATACACCCCATTGCATCCATAGTGTAGTAACCCTTGGTGATCTTAGAGTCATCAGCAAATGCAGGAGTTCCCAGAGAAACTGCTGCAATCATAGCAAGAATAGTTTTTTTCATAAATTGTCATCACTTCTGGATAGAATCCCAGTCTTTTTGGAAAATAGCAAGTCCTTCACGGGTCAGGACACTTTCATACATCTTGTTGAAAACACCTGGGGGAATAGTACAAATGTCTGCACCTTCACGATAACAAAGGGCAACGACTTCTGGACTACGTACAGATGCAGCAAGAATCTCAGTAGGGCATCCGTCTTTCTTATAGATTTCGTAGATAGTACGAATCAATTCAAGACCATCAAAACCATTATCGGTAAGACGACCAACAAAAGGTGAAATGTAAGTTGCACCAGCTTTTGCAGCAAGTACAGCCTGAGAAGCAGAGAAGATAAGGGTAACATTGGTACGAATATCTTTTGCGGTCAGATGACGACAAACCTGCAAACCATCAGGGGTGCAAGGCAACTTGATGGTGGCTTGGTCTCCAAACTTTTCAGCTAGACGGATACCTTCATTATACATCTCACCAACAGTACCGACAACCTCCATACTGATATCAGGAATACCTGCTTCAATCAGTTCTTGATACACATCCTCAGGATCGCGACCACTCTTCATGATGAGAGATGGATTTGTTGTAACACCATCGACTAGACCAGTCTGGAATGCATTATGGATTTCAGAGGTCTGTGCGGTGTCAATAAAGATCTTCATTGTTCAATATAGTGGTGAATATGCATGGGTTACACCCCATACAACAAACAAAGCAATTATACCAAAAATTATCGCAGAATACAATACTAGAGTTGTGTTTCCTTTCATGATCCACTCCCGTTTCTAAAACCTATCATGTAACCAAGATATATTCCAGACAACCAAGCAACCATCATGTATAGCATCTGAGCCATGGCATTAATCAGTTCTATTGCTTCAGAATTACTCATGATCATCGTAAGTCATACGACAATCCGAATCCCACTCTGGTTCATAGAGTGGGCATGGTTCTTCAAATAAATGTCCCATTCTAAGTTGGTGAACCCTTTCCCTGAGTGATTTGTAAAATTCTCTTTTTTGATCCTCGTTCATTTACCTTTGATTACTCTTTCTACTTGTTTACGAACATGATCTTTTTTTTGTTGGTCATCATAGTCTTTTCTGGAATAACCATGTTTACCATGATAGATAAAATGCCCCTGAATAATCATGGTTGCACCGAATAATCCGATGACAACCACCCAAATCCAGTCTACAAGTGAATGTTCAGCCATGGGAAGATTGGAGGAATTACACCTATCAACCTCAAAAGACCCTCAGCGAAGAGAGCCAAAACAACCCACCCGACACACATACTGATGATAGAAGCATTGCGGTTGTGTTGACGAATTGCTGCATCAATCATCTCCTGTACTTCTGTACGTGAAACTGACTCATCATCATACGGACTCATCATGGGGTTCCTCCTTGTCTCCTAGAAATTTTGATAACGGATCTTTACCAGTTCCGACTATGGCACATGCCCTTTGATAAAACATGTTATTAGTGTTTCCAGAAGCCTCGAAGGTTTCCTTAACTTTCACCCAATTATTATAGGTGTCTTTGTCCATGTGAATATTGAGTTCTACATAATTATATAATAGTTACAAGCACTTAGTTGTCAATCAAATATGTTCATCTCGTAACATTGATTAAGAAATTATTAATTTTGGTGTACCATGTCAAAGAAAATAGATAAACAATATCTCCCCATCTGTTTATTTTCATACTGGGCATCTAGTTTTATGGGGGTTACTTCGTGATCAGCCCAACTAGGAAATATAATTAATGTGTTGTTATTAAATTTAACAATTTCATTTGAATCATGAAATATTAAGTCTCCTCCAGTAAATTTTTGTGGTGTATTACAGAACCAAATCAGTGCAGTGTAGTGGCATGAATCGCAATGTCTTTTATAAAATCCGTCATTTTCATAGTAAGACAATAGAAGACTATAGGTATTCGTATCCAGAATATTTCTATTCATTGGACTTAAATCAAAAAACTCATGGGTAGGTCCCTGTAGGACTTTATCTACCAATCTCCATGTAGGAGAAAATCTTTGTTGTTTATAAACTTCATTAAACCACATTGCTTTCTTAGTTGTCATATCTGGACTGGGAGCACCAGATTCTTCCGCATCATCACTTAGAATAATATTATGCGAAGTGATATAGTTCAGTTCTCTCATGATCAAAGAGAGTTCTGAGTTCGTATAAAAATTATCTTTCCTGAGATATGGGATCTTGTCCATTCAAATATTCCTTACAAGTATTTGCATTCCAATGTCTGATTACTCCTGCAATAATAAAAAAATTAGTAACCAAATAAGAAAGGAGTATAATAGTACGTATGATAGCAATATTGTCCGCATCTCGTTTGGATCTGCCTTCTTTTTGTCCGAGTGCATAACACCATATTCTCCACATTAATGGATCTCTTTTGTTCGGACTTTATATATGCTTGAAGAGGGGATCGAACCCCCGACCGCCTCCGTGTAAAGGAGATGCTCTACCGCTGAGCTATTCAAGCTGGAGCGGATTATCGGATTTGAACCGATGACATTCAGCTTGGAAGGCTGACGTTCTACCACTGAACTAAACCCGCATAAGACAACCATACCAGAGAAAAATATGATTGTCAAGTGTCGATGAAAGGACTTGAACCTTCACTCTCGAAAGAACTGGTACCTAAAACCAGCGCGTCTACCAATTCCGCCACATCGACAAGACACTACACTTATCCGTATGCTATGTGGGCGTTACACCCAGTATACTGATAGTTTGTAATGGAGTAAGACGCAGATCCTCCGCGAATATCCAAAGGGGGTTGATTCCAAATTAATGGCACCTTTGGCGGGAACGTCTCAAGTTCCTCACTCCCCTTCCTGGGATCGAACCAGGGACCAAACGATTAACAGTCGTTCGCTCTACCGCTGAGCTAAAGAGGATTAGGCAGGTCATCCAGGACTCGAACCTGGGACATCCGCTTAGAAGGCGGAGGTTATATCCACTTAACTAATGACCCTCGACCTTTTTCTTTTCTTTGAAGTACATAGTATAGTACTTACTTTTGAGTTTGTCAATGGTCTCTTGATCTTCAGAAAACCCCATATACTTGAGGAGTTGGTAAGAACCTTCCAATTCACTAATCAATCTTAGTATATTGGTGGGGGTCACGTCAAGACCCCCTGGTGTATAATCACCCAAACTTGAGTTTGTTGGCATAAACGTATGCGTAGATTTCGCGATTACCTTTGATACCCCAACCCAACCAGTAATATGCAGGAACCATATACTGATGGATAGACTTACCACTTCCCTCAAACTCTGGAAGGTAACGTTGGAATACTGATTCGTTAATCATATAACGAGTCTGACCTTCTAGTGTACTAGGGTCACATCCATACTTCTGACAGAACCTGCCAAGATTATCGTAACGATTGATCGAAGTCCATTGAATCAGACCATAACCACCAATATGACAGTTATCATAGGTTACGCGAGCACCACCTTCACAGATGTCAGGAATGAACTTAGATTCCTGTTTGATGTTACCCATGATCGTTGCAAGAGCATTGCGATCAGTAATTCGAGTATGTTCTTGAAGTTGTTCGAGAACATATTTCTCTTCAGGAGTGCAATCTTCACACTTCCAAGATGCTTGGACATGAGGAATTACTTCCAGAGGAGTTCCCTCCACTTTAAGCATCATGTCGTCACTATCACCTGCACATGCAACACTACCAAAAACTAGTGCGAGTGCAGTTAAAGTTCGTTTGATCATTAGAATAAATTAGTTAGCGTAATATGCTTTGTAGTATGCAACGATACCATCAGTTCTAATATTACCCTGAGAAACCCAATCATGAACGCATTCGTAAATACTCTGATTGGAATATCTTGGCGATCCATCTGAACATATTTCACGTCCAAACTTATTAAGAAGAATATTCAATCCTTGAGTTCGTACATCCATACGTTCATCACTATAACGCCAATCATCGGTGGACATTTTCTGATCCTCCTTGGAAGATTTCCGAACCACCAATCGGATTCAACTGAATAGTAGTTGGAGCATTTTTTGTAGCCATTTCATACATGAGTTGGTGAATATTCTCTGGTTCACTACCAGATTCTTCACGTTCCTTCTCTTCTTGCATCTTGACTTCAGTTTCAATCTGCATATAATCCATCTGTTTTTCAGTCAGAGTGGGTGCAGGTCCAAACCAAGGATCATCTACAAGATAAGCAGGAGCAGGATAACCAGTATAAGGGGGTTCTGGTTCCTGCAACTCTTCACAGAGAACTACTTGTTCATCAATCGCACATTCAATATCTTCCTCTTTGATTTCTTCAAGAGGTTCTGGTGCAATAACTTTTTCAACAACTTTGATCAGGTTACGAAGTTTCATTCTTCTTGAAGTAGTTATGAGTATATATGACTATTGTTCTTGGAAGTTCTCTTTGAACTCCTCATAAACAGCAGTCGCATTCAGATAGTCACCCATAGCCACTAGGTCATGGATGCGATCAATGATTTGGTCCTTGAGATAGTCTGTCTCATTCATCAGATCTTGTTCCATGAAAGTAGTCCTTCCTGTAGTAACGGCCGAGAACATTAGAATTGTAGAACCTCGGAACCCCGTTGTCAAGCGATTCGGTCAGGACTCCCTGAACGAACAACTGACGGGTCTCCTCGTAATTCACTTTTCCTAGTGTAGTATGTATACTCAGAATTTCACGGGTAAAGTTCTGTTTTCCGAACTTCTTAATGTCCTCTTTCAACTCAGGGCAAGACCCATAATACTTCTTCCAATCAGACTCAGAAGTGACTCGGCGTTTACCACCTTTTGGTTTTCTTTTCTGAACGAAATATTTTCTTCCAATATACTCTCTACCATTCAAGATATTCGTAATCTTATATACGAATCCGTAGTTATCTTTAATATCTTCTGATAAAAATGCACGACCCTTGTAGATCCAAGGGTTCTCATAATCTATCATATAGCTCTCTAAAAGTAGCTATATTTATTTCTGAAACTCCACAGAGTAATTTTAGTCAAAAAAAGAGGACCCGTCAAGCGGATCCTTTTTTGAGAAGTTTTTCTGTAGTTTTTGGATCTCTAGGATTTTGGAGATCTTTATATCTCGCGAACAAACTTTTTTGTTTGTTCTCTTCTTTAGTTCCTTCAGAGAAGTGTTTGAAGGTCTTCACTCTTTTTCCTCGTTTAGCATCTCTGCACGGAGAGAAACGATATCACTAATACTCTCAGCAGTCATTTTTCTAGCAGGACCTTGTGGTGATGCAGTGTTCTTGACGTAACCTGCCTTACGCTTCTTAACTGCTCTGTCATAGTTCTGAGATGCCTTTGCTCTCAGTTCGGCTCTCTTCTCAGTATGTTCTGGACCTTTGAGCATCATTGCCTGTTTGTCTCTTCCCTTAGAAGCCGCAAGTGCAGTTTCTGCGGAGATCTCATGGATCTGTTCACCTTGTGGTTCGTGAGAATTCTTTAGAGAATCGAGTGGATTCAAATCACTAGCTGTACTTGCGGCATTATCTTTAGCGTTGGATGCCATGTCTTGTACTTTGTTCTTAATGGCATCCTTTGCCATGTCCTTCATTTTGAGTTTGAGTTTAGACTTCATACCCATTTTTGCTGCACCTGCACCCGCCTTTGCAGCTGCTTTACCAACAACTGCTGCACCTTTTCCTGCGACTACAGCGGCTTTACCAAGCATTGCAGGAATTGCTGCTAATAGAGGTGCTGCCTCATCAACTTGTTGTACTTCTTCCTTATAGTTATCTCTTGCTTTCTCGTCACCCATCTTAGCAAAACGCTCGTTTTCTTTCTGTCTGCTGATTGCAGAAACAATCTTAGCGGACTTACTAGCGGCATCCTTTTTCTTTTCACCTGTAGATGAAAGAGAAGTACGTGCTAGATTACCTGCACGACGATACATTTTATTCTCTTTGTCGCGATCAATCTCCTTATATCCTTCTTCTACTTCAACCTCTTCCTTCTTCATCTTCTTATTTTTTGCTTCAATCTCTTTGTTCTGACGCATGATATCTGCAATGCTACCAGAGATTCCAGTGAATCCATCCTTAGAAGGATCAGTCTGTTTCTTGGAATCGTCCTTATAACCACCAGCAGAACGAGCTGCGCGACGATTCTCGTCTAACTCAAGTTCTTCTTTCTTGAGGTTTGCCTTACGATACATCAGGTCTGCTTTGGTGCCCTTGTCCATTTTACCTTGGGACTTGGGCTTGGTCTTACCACCTACATCAGGTTGCATACCAGGGTTTGCTGCCTTGACTCTGCGACCATGGGTGTATTCTGCACCACTCATCTTGGAGTCACCAGACACCATCTTACCACCTTGGGAGCGGGAGTCTGCATATTCTTTGTCGGACTGACCATGCTTACCCTTGTATCCTTCAAGAATTTCTTCTTTCCATGACTCACTCATAGATACCATCATACCGATGGCAGCTTCCTCAGTTTCCGCGAAACCTTCGTCTAGTAAATAGGATTTAATGATGTCGAACTTATCCATCGGTGGCAAAAAGTACTTTTATGCTGTTATTTATTATTGCCAACATCTGATATAATAAATAACCGATTCTGGGAAACGATAAATATAAAAATAGGGATACACTGAGGAAATTTTAATGTCTAGACTGGGTATCAATACAGGCAGTAGCGCTAATGATGGTACTGGTGATTCATTGCGTTCTGCAATGGGTAAAATTAATAGTAACTTTCAAGAACTCTACGATACCTTTGGGGATGGAGATGATCTAGAAAGTTATGTAGATAGTGCGGGTATTTCAACAGTCGCAGAGAATCTGACTGGGAATCCGATTATCAACACATCAGGTGCAGTCGTTGCTGGAGTAGCAACCGCAGAACACCTCGAAGTCAGGAACATCACCGCAACAGGTGTCATTACCGCAACACAATTCTTCGGTGATGGTAGTCAACTCGAAAACGTAGTTGCAACCAACTCTGGTGTTGAGATTCTAGACGACTCGGTTAGAAAAGGTATTGCAAAAGAACTCAACTTCGGTAACGGACTCACATTAGGTGATCCCGATGGTGCAGGTCGTGTCCTTATTTCCCTAACAACCTCAGTAGTCGGTGGCGGCGGAACAGTCGCATCTGGTATCGGAAGTATCGAATTAAGAAATGATAACGTAATCCTCGGTGAATTCTCCAAGATCGACTTTAACCAAAATCTTGGTGTAACAGTTGCAGGTGGTATCGCAACAGTTACTGGAATCACAACTATCGTAGATGCAGCAGCACTCGCATACTACTCTCCTCTCGCAGGTGTATCCTCCCTAGCAGATGTAGCAAAGACTCTTACAACTGATTCCTACGTTAATACCACTGGTATTATTACTGCATCCCAGTTCTGGTCAAATGGAGAACTTGTAACAGGTTCTCAGGGCACAACAGGAAC